TTAGAGTCAAACAAAGGCAAAGTAGTCTTGTTATCACAAAGGTATTTTTCTATTAAAGGTTTTAAATTATCTATTTTTTGTAGTGTGTTATCCTGCATGAATTTAACCGATGCCAAACCGCCATTTGATGCAAACTCACTATCGTTAGTAAAGATACCCTTAGAACTAACTTGAAATGTCAAATAAGGTAAAGCCTCGTAATAAATAACATAACCTAAGTATCTTAAAACGTAGGTAGTCCATAACGCTTCATAGGCTGGGTTAGTAGGGAATTTCAAAACTATTGGACCAGCATCAGGGTTATAGTTACTCACTAAAGGATTTTGATTCAATACCATGTCATTATACAAAGACGTTCCCAAAATAGGAACTATAAAACGCTCTTCAGCACTTTGTATATGCGGACTGATAATGTTAATATCGAATCTCGTATTAACTGGAGCGGCTCTATATATGCCAGTATTGACTACTTCTTGCGGTTTAATTAAACTCATTATGCGCCTAAGGTTTGTTCGGGTAAAGGTTGAATGTCTAAGCCTAAATTTTCTTTTTGTAAAGGTTGGAATCCTAACTCCGCTCTTTGTTCGTCTTGAGTCAATATGTTTTTAACATCTAAATCACCAGCAAAAGAAGTAGGCATAGATTTAGCAATATCCAAAGCAATATTTGACCAATCTTTACCAAAGAATTTTCCAGCGTCTTGTATAACTGGATTCAAAAACTTAGTCAAAAATAATCTTTGAATTGGTCTGATAACTGTATTGTAAATAATATCAAATTCAGTTCTTGTTTGTTGGTTACTACCTTGTTTACCAGCCGTGTTAAAACCTCCTAAACTCATAGTCCATCTATGAGCAGAAACAATAGCTTGTTGAGCGAGTGCTTGTAATTGCATAAATTCGCCATCATAACTGTTATTCAAGATTTGAACATCTGACTTATATGAGTTATCTCTTAAAGCCTGAATGAACATCTTACTATTGTTACCAGTACCAGTAAAACAATCTCTCATGGCTCTTACTACTTCTTGAGCCTCTTCTTGGTTTGTACTTCCATATAGAGAAATGATAGCACTTGGAGTGAATCCGTTCTCAAACTTACTTTGATTGAACTTAGGGATACGATATTCTAACTCAGCCCAAATCTTAGCACTTATCCAGTCAGGTATTCCCCAGTAAACCAATGTAGGTTCGTAATTCTTTAAATGTATAATAGATTTCTCCACGTTATCGAATTTCTCAAAGTGTGGAAATAATGGTAAGTCAATAGGGTCTTTTGGAGTTATTATATAGTGCTGTTCAAACTCAGAACTTATACCTATATGAGTAGGGTAAAGTTCATCTTTTGCCGCCTTTTTAGGTCTGCACCATGTAATCGGAAGCAATCGCATTGTATATTTTAGCGTCTTACCTACTTTGATTCTTTGCAATTCGATAAAAGCATTTCCAAAACTTGCAAAGTCTTTAAAAATCTTCGCGCTTAGTTCTTCTAAACTTTCATTTTCTGGGTTAACATTCATTAAGAAATCGTTTAGTTCAATTTCTTGTTGCATTGTTATTTGCGCCTTGTCAACCAATTGCTCCTTAACGCTTGAAAGGATATTAAGAGAAGCAGCAGGTACGCTGTAAAACCCATCACCAGTCGCGTAGTTTACTTTTTGTTGTATAATTGAAGCCGTTGTTGTTGAATTATTACAAATAGCTTGAAGTCTATCTAAACGCCAAAGGTCATAGGTATTAAATGGTAAATACTCTACAACCGTTGTATCGAGAAATTCCTTTGTAGGTTCTCTAAATATATCATCAACTAAAAAAGGGCGAACGCCAAGTTGAACACCAGTCCACGCGTGTACTTTGTTCGGGGTTGGAGGGTTCACGTTGGGTCTATTCGCCCTCAGATTTGATTTCTTCATATTCCAAATTATCGACTTGTTTGTTTTTTACTTTTTTCTTATCCACAATTATAGCCTCATGCCCCAAATGGTACAAATGCTCTAATTGTTCTTGAGTTGCATCCTTTAAGTTAACCTTAAATTTTGAACAAACAACAAAACCGTTAAGGAATTTTTCGTCTACTTTAAACATATCTTTTAAATTTTAAAAAGGGGGTTTTAACACCCCCTCCGATATATAACGAACAAAGCAAGAGATTAAACTGGAATGACAACAGCAGGGTCTACTGGCCAAGCTAAAGCGGTACCACGAGATACCAAAGTGATAGACGCTTGGTTCTGGTCATTTATAGCAGTACCAGTTGTAGTTTCGAATGCTGTCAATTGAGCAGGGAAATGAACACCGTTATTGCTCAAAGATTGAGGAACTCCCCAAATCCATTTAGAACCATTGTTTTCTTCGTGAATAACCACGAATCCACAACAACAAGCCTTTAGTTCATCGATAGCATCTTTCACATCCTGAGAATGGCAAGGGAATACACCAGTCAAAGTCTGAGTAACAACCGTATTACAGTTAACTCTTTCACCAGCTTCAACCCAACTACCTGTTTCTTGGTAAGGAGTGAACTCATAAAACTTTTTTGTTGCTACCATTGTGATAGCTGTCAATTCACCAGAAGTAAATGTAAGTGAAGTTATATCTCCAATAGATGCCAACCAGAATTTATTTAAACCGCCTGAGCAACTTGTAGAGCAACTAACACTATATCCAGAAGTTAAACAACTCATATATATTTAGTTTATTATTATTAAAGAATATAGGAGGGTATATTTCAACCCTCCATTTTTTTAGTATGCTACTGTGATCAATTCGTTATGCTTATAGTTGAAGCCTAAGTAGAATTTGATTTTAGCTTTCAATTTCTCAGTTTCCCAGTCTTGCCATGCTTGAACTTGGTTAAGTGGAGAAGTAACATCAGTACCCATAACTAAGTTATCTCTCTTAGTGTATAGTACATAGTTAGCATCATTGATTCCCTGATAAGCAGAAGCGTAACCTTGCCAGTCATACATTGGCTTAACTTCGATACCATTGAATGTCAATCTTGAAGTTCCATTCATTAACAATTCTAAGTGCATATTAGAAGAAATACCGTTGTTTTGTAGGTCAACTAAATATTGTCTGTAAACGTTAGCAGAAACTAACATAACCTTTTCAGCTTCAGGAACTGCACTCAATACGTTAGATGCATTTTCCCAAACAGCTTGTAGTAAGTCAATACCATCACCTGCTCCCAAAGGAACACCAGAGTTTGAGTTGATATAAGGAACTAAGTTAAGAGCAACCAAGTTTGGAATATAAACAGACCACATACCATCTACGATATTAACATCGTTGTTAGCACTTGACTTGTCACCAAAGAAAGAAAGAAGTAGGGCTTGTTTTCTAACCGCTTGTTGCATTCTTAACAACAATAAGTCCATGAAGATAGTACCTTCAAGATTGTCAATCTGAGTTCCTTTTTTAAGCAATTGCTTATAAACTGTATCCTTAAATTCATCAAAACAAAGTTCTACGTTTGCCTTTACAAATTCAGTTTCGATACATCTTTCAAAGATAGACATACTACCTTTTGGAGTCCATCCACAACCATCTCCAAGTTGTAGGATATTTTCCATAGCACCTACATAACCGATATTTTGCTTCTTGTTAACAAGTAACATCGTGTCAAAAATCTCGTCTACTTCAGCATCAAAAAATACTGGTTTTAGTAAAAGTTCTTGAGCCTGTTCGCCAATCAAATTGATATTGAACTGACCGTTTTCATATATAGCCATAATATTATTTTTAAGTTTTAAGAGTTAATTAAATTAAGCTAAAGTGTAATCGATAGTGATGTTATAAACAGTTGCATTAACACCATCGCTATTGATAACCAATGCACCTGTGTAGCTACCTGCAACACCTGAAGCATCAACCGTTCCAGCTAATGTTACTGTTTGATTAGGATAAACAACACCAGCGAATTGTGGTAAAGTGAAACTTAGAACATCACCAGAGAATGTTACAGAACTGATATTCAAAACTGAATCACCATTATTTTTAAATACTACTCTGAAATTTTCAGTAGTACCACCATCAGGAAAAGTTCCTAAGTCATAAGTACCACCATCAGCAATTGCAGTTGTACCGTCAGCTTCAAAAGCAGCAATTCTCGCAGCGTAAAGAGTATTAGTATTAACAGTTACAGAACCACTTGCAGAATAGTAAGGGAATGTGTACTCAACCATACAAGGGCAGTCAACAGATGCGTTTTCGTTAACCTCAATAACAACTGATACTGTCCAAGTCAAAGACGTGTTAAAACCAGTTACATCTACTGAAAGAGAAGCAACAGTTCCAGTTCCTACCGCAGTAGCGAAATTTCCTTGTCCATCAGTAATAACAATTTTCACATAACGTGAATCGATAGTAGAAGTAGGAGCAGAAAATGTAATATCAAAAGAGTTTGTTGCACTTTCATAAGCATATTCAGCAACTAAAGCTAAGTCAGTTCCACAACATCCGCTTTTTTCAATCTTTAGGATTTCAGCGTTTGCAGGATTAGCTAAAGGGTTAGTTCTTGTGAAAAAGAATTCTTGACTATTTCCCTCTGCATAAAAGTTTTCTTTATTAAAAGCCATTTTTTTAGAGTTTATTTATTTAACAATGATTTGATAAACGTAGAAGCCTGAATGATCTGATCTTGAGTAAATTTATTCTTAACAGATCCACCAGTACTATCTGATTTGTAACTAATTTTAGCGAATGCTTTAGCTTGAGCCTCTTCAACTTCTTTAGTTTTTTCTTCGATAACTACCTCTTTCTCTTTCATGCCATGCTCCAAAGATTTAACCTTTTCTTTCATGGTAGCCATTTCGGTAGACATCGCTTCCTTCTCAGCTTCAAGTTCAGCTATTTTCTTTCTAAAGTATTCGATTTTCTCCTCTGGAGTGTAATCGTCAAAACTTTTTTCGATTTCAATTTCCATCTCTTCCGCCTTTGGCTCTTCAATAACTGTCATATCTTTCTCTTCGACAATTTCAGCTTTGAAACCAAAAACAGACGCGATGTTTTGAAGTAGACTTTTTTTGTCGTTCATACTGTTTTTAATTTTAGGAATGTTTTTGAATTTAGATTCAGCGCGTACCTTATTGAATACCGCTTCGTAACTTTTATAATCAGGTATTTGTGCCTCATCCATAATGTAGTCAGCGAATCCATAATCGACAGCCTCTTCAGCCGTTAACCATGTCTCTTCCGACATCATATTTCTTACATAGGCTTTAGTGTCATCAATACTATTATTGATTAACTTACCTTTGCTTTCCATTTGGGCCGTGTAGATGTTAACCATTTGCTCATCTACTCTATTAAGCAATTCGACAGTCTTTGATATTTGCTTTGCGTTACCTTCAGCTCCAGACCAAGCCGAATGGATCATAAAAAAACTATTTGAAGTTAGAACTTTCTCATCAGCTGCTAAGAATACAACCGTTGCCGCACTTGCAACAATACCTATTCCCTTTGCCGTAGTCTTACCTTTATAGCTACTGATCATGGCCGCCATAGTCAAACCTTCAAAGTATGATCCGCCTTCCGATGCAATGTTAAAAGTAACATCTAAGCCGTTAGCGTTTTCAAGTTCAGCTTTTAAACTTTGAGCATTAGCTTCTGTATATTGGTCTATCGCTCCGATTATGTCTATTTCTGTCATGTTCTTTACAGCTTCTTTGTCTATTTGTTCAGATTTTCTAATCGCCCAGTCTACACCTTCAGTTCCGCCCCAAGCATCCCACATCAAACCGCCACAACCTTCCTCGTATGGTACATCCTTATTCTGTCTATGTCTATTGAACGATGCCATACGTTTAACCGTATCCGCTGAGATTCCTTCTCCTTTTGCTAATTGGTTAGCTCTGGCCCAACCGACTGGAGTGCCACAATCATTCTTATTATCTGTTTCCTCTCTAAACTTTAAAGCACGTTTAGCATTCTCACTCGCAGCCTTTGGATAGTCATTATAAGTATCAGCCATAGTACAAAATTATATTTGGCTTATTCTAAAAAATAATGATTTGTATAAACACAAAAAACCCCTGCAAAAAACTTGCAAGGGCAATCACTAAAACACATGGAAAATTATATCTTATCTATCTCTTCTCTGACTCTATGCCAGTAGTCTAACTTAGGGAAAAAATTGAATAGTGAAGTCGAATATGGATTTGTATCGATAACCAAGTCAACTGCTATAATTGCATTTTGTTTGGCAATCGTAGTACAAAGTATCTCACAACCGCAATCAGTATCCTCGTTGATTAAAACATTCCTATAAATTGCTACTAATTGGTCAGCTTTCTCTTTTGCTGTCATAATCCAAAGATAGTTTTAAAGTCATCAGGGAATCCATCAAAAGCATCTTTGACATCGTTGCTATTATCAGCCTCTATCTTGTGAAATATTATCTTATCCTTAATAACCTTCTTTGCATCAACTGAGTCTTTAGCATAAACTTCGGTCTTCATTTTTTTACCGTATAGTTCAAAGTATACCGTGTACTTCTTAGCCATTAGTCCAAAGGTTTTTTGTGGAATAAATCAAATATTTGTTCTTTATGCTTACCCCAGTACATTCCGCAGTCAATCTTAATCTTATCGCCTTTAGTCTCATTTACATAAAATGGAACATTAGCAAAATAAGATTGTCGGTTACCGCTATCGTTTGCCGTAAATCTGTAGCATTGTTTTTTGACTGGGCAACCTGTACCTTTACATTTAGATATATCTGCCATATTATTCAAATAAATCGTAAAGATAGTCAGTAGGAATTGCAATACCTTTTAACATCTCTTCACTTGGTTTTTCAATAGTTCTATCAAATCTTAACTCAAAGTCTGGGAATACTTTTTTAAAGTTTTCTATTTGTTCTCTGACTGTATGTGGTGCATAAGTATGTCTACCATTAGCATATCTTATCGCCATCCAAATAGTATCTTCAAAGCATTCTTTTAATATCTTTATCTTTTGCTTATCTGTCATATTTTCAAGTCTTCAAATAGTTTAAACATTTCTTTGTATTCGCATTCTTTACGCGTAACCATTAGCGCATCTGGGAAGTCAATTTTCCACAAGTGGAAGAATAGCTTCTGTTGGTCCTTATCTTCATAAACAAACATTACTCGATACATGACCTTATCATTTACAATAGCAATCTCACAATAAGCTGTGTCGAATGGTAAGATACTAAAATAATCCTTCTTTAACAAGTGTGGATTCTCAGTAGAAGTAACCTGAATACAGTAATAGTTCTTTTGTGACTGTCCAAAAGTTACAACCGAAGTCAAAAGTAGTAGGGCAAAAAGTGTGTTTTTCATAAAAAGTGTGTTTGTTTGTGTGAAAAAATATGCCTTAATTCAAAAGCGTTCACAAATTTAAAAACACTTCTTAATATTACAAAACTTTTGTTATCTTTTTTTTAAAAATATTTTAAAATTCTATTTTGTTAGGGTGAAAGTACGCGTAATGATTAGCCAAAATACTATAAATTCCTTTGACATCTAAAGGATAATCTTTGGCCATTTGCTCAACTGCTTTCTGTTTAGAACCGTATTCCTCTAAGTATTCAGGATATTTAAAGATGATAACGTACCTATGGACTATTGACTGTCTGACAATATTGTGCCTAATCAAATAGCTAATAACATTCTCAATACTTACATCTTGTTTTTTACGTTCCAAAGTTTCCCCTATCTCACCTTGTAACATATCGATAAAATTCTTATTGCATCGTTTACGCCTCTTGCTATTTACGTTATCTACCATTCGTGAACTATGTTTTTAAAGTAAGTAATAACTTTTCCGATACAAGAACCGC